TAAACCGCCAGTGGAGGCGCAAAGATAGGGTTGCAAGATAATATTACCTCTGGGGTAATTTGATGAGATGCGAGGCAGGATTGTAATGCACAGATTTTCAGAAAAAGAGTCAATCGCACTTGACTATGCAAAGGCAATTGGTATTTTTTTTGTGGTGCTTGGGCACTACGATGCAAGTGTGATGAACCTCTTTAAACCTTATACATTCCACATGCCGTTATTCTTCTTTATAGGTGGAATGACATTAAATTACAAAAAAAAATCATCTAACTATCTGAAGGCTATTTCAAAGTCAATTGTACTTTACGCTGCTTTAACTTACTTAATAACTGGTGTTATTTCTGAACTTATATCAAAGCACTACTCCATCCCTGTATTGGGAAATGCATTCATTTCTAATCCAATAACAACTATAACCACCGCATTTCAGTACAACTTTGCTAATAACAGACTGTTTGTTGTGGCGTGGTTTTTGGTAGCCTACGCAATAGCATCGACAGCTTGCTTCTTTATATGCAAGCTAACTTATAATAGAGGAATTGAAGGGTCTGCAGCTATATTATTTTGTGCTGGAATACTGCTAGGGGTATTTGCCATAGACGTAATAAGTCCAGCAAAGACGTCTCAGGCAGAAAACCTTTTAGTGCAGTCATTGGTTGCATTAATGTTCTTTATGATTGGGAATTCATTACGTCAATTCATAAGTGTTTTCACTAGCCCGTTAATTGCTCTGATGTGCTGTGTAATTATCTATCTGTTACGTAGCTATGGTGTGACAAGTGATTTCATCATGTCAATATCTTCATATCCTTACGGCTCTGTGATTACCATAGCGCAAGCAGCCTGTGGTATTTATGTCGTTATGTTTATGTCTGTCGCACTTTCAGGAAATAGTTGTCAGTGGCTCCTATTCATTGGTAAAAGAACTAAATCAATAATGTCCTATCACATACTTTCTTTTATATTATTAGACATTATATTTTACAAGGCTGGCATGTACAGCATTCAAAAGACAGATGCATTTACCCACTATAAATCATGGTTTAGCATGCCTCTTTATGTCTCCTTTGCCATAGCATTGCCAGCCATTGCAAATCACCTGTACTTTTCAGTTAAAAACTTCTTGAAACCTCAATCCATGTTGAATCAGAAGAGTACATGAATACCATGATCGATCCGGCAGCAGGGGTAACATTTGTTGCCCCTTTAAGCCGGAACGTCCCTCCTCCAGCATGCTGAACCGTTACATTTCCATTGAATCTCACCGTAACTTTTTTCCCGACATATGGATTGCTCATTGTGGTCATGGTGAAGGTGGTAGCAGGAGCAAGGAGCAAAGCATTAATACCGGCAACAGATGGGTTTGTTGTTGTCGTTAAGCTTACCTCTCCTCCATCAGAAACTATAATCGCAGTGCTTCCGCCATTTAGTAACCCTGAAGTACCAGAAACCATGAAAGATCGATTCGGGAACGTAATCAAATGCTGCAAAGGTGTTCCTGAGTTATTTACTGTCCATCGGTGAGTTGTCCCTGAAACGTATGCCCTGATCACATGTGGTGACGTTGGGTTTTGCGTGTAAATTGCATCATAGACACCAGCACCGCTTATACCGGCACCACTTATTGTTACGTCATGGTCTACGTTGCTGCATGCGTTATAAACCACTCCAGCCTGCTGTGAGTTAAGGGAGTAAGCATAACCGCTTATTCCTGTGCAGGAGCTGTATTCAAAGCCGTAAATACCTGCGGCAACAGCACGACACATTTTATCTGTGTAGATATTGTTGGTGTCCAGGAATCTGAACGCACTTCTTACTGACTGGCCAACCCTGACATTCTTAACTATTACCCTATCGTTCCTCTCATGATTAACACCTCCCTCACTACTTACCCCATAGAGACCGGCAGAATCGATAGTACAATCCTCAATAACCATGCCGCGACTAATGATCCCAGCACCGAGCGTATCACCTTCGAACGTTATGGCAGAATATCCAGTGGTCCCTATCTGACAGTTTCTGAAATGGCCGTTAACCACGTTAACCTGAGCAGTCAGCGCTTTCCTGTCTGCATGAGGGATATTTGTGTCGAAAACGTAAAAATCCTCGCAACCGCTGAATCCGATAGCATTATCAAGGATCCCTGAACCGTTAGCGGATACTTTACCACCGACAAAGCCTACTCGCTTTAACCTGGTGGTTTCATTGTTTAATGGTCCAGAAAAATGAATAGCTCCACCATCTGTTGTTGTTGCTTCTGTATGAATATGGACCGTAGGGTCAAGTCTAATTTCTAACCCGCTATACACAATGGTAAGCGTGTCAGAAATCTTCACGTCATCAAATCCAGAAAGAGCCTCGATGTAAACCACCCCACCACCAGCCTGGCCAACAAAGTCTACTGCGCGTCTTAAAGCAGCCCTGTCATCTACACCATTACCAAGCACACCGAACGCACGCGCGCTTTGCACAGGCTGTTTAACCATCTTCCAGCCAATACCATCCGCGTCATACACCAACGCCTCGTTACCGGATGACGGCGTTCCGGTAGATCCGCTACGACGATAACTTGCCCCGCCGAGTCCTCCGGCGTGGTGCTCAACGGTCATAATGACTTCGCACAACCCATGATGACCGTTTTTAAGGCTGGAAAAGTATGGAACGTTTTTAACCGCCCCATTAACAATGTTCACCCCATCCTGCTGCGAAAGCATAGAACGCAATGCAGCGTCACCGATACCAACCCACGCACCGATACCAACGCCACCAGAGGAAGCTGGCGTTGACCCAGCTTCAACATGCTTAGGTAATGCCCCGTCCCAACGGTAGTAGTCGCCTGTATCTTCGTCACGCAGCGCCTGGTTTGGCAGGGTGATATCAGCGCCGTCCTGGAAGGAGTCAATGAGGATCCACCCATACTGTGCAATCGCCTGCTGCGCCAGCCAGCGCAGGCCTTCGATGGTGTAATGTGCATTGCCAAAGCGATCGATATACTGCAGCGCCAAAGATGTTGCGAACTCGTCAATTTTACCGGCGTTAAACTTCAGGTCGCGCGGTGATTCGCTTGGGACAGGCAAATTGGTAGGTTGCGTAGTCATATTTATTCCATAAAAAAACCCGGCTCGGTGGCCGGGTCTGGTTGGTCGGGGACGGTTCTTATTGGTAGATGGCGTCGCTGTATTCCGCGACGGTCAGAGATACCGTGTTATCTGCGTTCGGTTTGATGCTGTTGACCGTCCATAGCTGACTGTCCAGTTCCTCCACTGTTGCTATGAGATAGCGCGACGGAAGCTGCACAGTGTCTCCGTTCCATATGTTGAGCTGAATGTCGGGTATCGCCGCGGTGAAGCCGTACTTAGTATCGCTACGGGCGGTGGCCGGATAGCGCAGTGTCGGATTACCCAGGCTGTCGGTGACCAGCACATACATCGAACCAGTAAACGTGATCGGCTCGCTGGTATCGAAGTCATTCCCGGAGCGGCCGGTGACGTATCCACCCTGCTGGTTGCTGTCGTAGATATCCGGCATCTGAATGACGCTGCCTACCTGGATAATGCCGTCCTCAAACACTTTGGCGTTCATCTTCACGCGCGAGTAGATCAGGCGCTTAGTTTCGCGCAGCGCGCGCTCCCGCGACTGATACTCGTTACGGAAGCCGACTATCTCCAGCTTGTTCGGGTTTTCCGCTTCCTGCTCGACGATTGCGCCGTTCAGCACGCGGTAGTTGATGTACGTCTTATTGTTCGTGGTCGGGTGAACGTATGACACCTGCACGCCGTCATAACCGCCAGGAAGAGTAGCTTCGTACGTCATTTTGTATTCGTCCGTCTTCATGTTGGCCCGGTTGAATACGGCCGCCGGGTAATCAACTTTCTGGTCACGGGTAAACGTCAGCACGCCGTCGTCCCAGTACGCCACCACCGAGGCCGCATTGCAGATCGCTTGCACGCGGTCGCCCAGTGAGTCGTTCTCGTCGTCAAACGTGTAATCGAAGTAGCCCAGGCGCTCGTCAGGCAAGCTTTCAGCAATAGAGTACAGACCGTACAGGTCAATACTGCTTACCGGCTGCTCACCCATGATGAGCCAGGTGTGGGACACCGCATCAGCGAACGAGCGAGACGGCCGCAGCGTGTAATCCACCGTCTGTGTGTCCAGGTTGTACGTGATAGTGTGGCGGGTCACTAGCGCGTTATATTTGCGCTCCCGGCTGCCCAGCGCGTTCTCTGTCGCCCTCACTTTTACCCGCACCAGCGTGTCTGTCGGGTGAACGACATTTGTCCGTATGTTGATGCTGTGGATCTCTTCAACCTTCAGAAGGCTGGCATCGCTGGAGTTATCTGTGCGCTGGAAGCTGACGGCGTATTTCCCGAAGCCGCCGGACGGCGTGATTTTGTCAGTGCGGTAGAACACCTCACTTGTGGAATCATGCGGAGTCGTCTGCCGGTATGTGAAAGTCTGCTGCGTACCAGGAACCTGGTTGTAGTCGTCGTCGATCTTCCAGATGACAACTTTCCAGTTTGTCTCCTTCTTTGGTCCAAGGCTGGATTGCGTATGCAGCCACAGTTGTGTTGACTCGACCGGTGAGAAGAACGGGCCCACTACCAGCGCTTCATTGTCGTTGAGGATGAACTTTGTGGTGTTGATCGTGGCATTCGCCGGGATGTCCTGCGGACCCTCCAACTGGTTCATCGTAAACGTGTACCAGCGCACCGGGTTCACCACAGCGCCGTCGTTTGTTTCAACAGCGGAAATCAGCGTGCCGGAGAAGGTCGCGTCAGTAGTAACGCTGCCGGAAGCGGTGCTGTACGTCACGTTGATGGTGAAGGTAACCGCGTGCGGCAGCACCAGCCCCATGAAGTAATCGAACTCGGCCTGCTTCACGATTTTCATCGCTATCTGGCCGCCTGAATACGTTCCGCTGACAACAGTTGTTGCAGTCGCGCTCTCTACCGGGAAGTCGCTGGCCTCGTTCTGCCCTGGCACCTCCTGCCCATCGACGTCATCGAAACCGTAGCCCTCAACGATTTGCGGGATGACCTCGCCTGGCTGGAAGAACTGGAATTCAGCGCCTGCCAGAGAGCCCAGGCTCGATTCTGAGTAGCGCACGGACTCGTAATCGTATTTGCCGATCCCGATACACATCCACTCAGTAACGTACTTCAGGCCACCATCCGTAGACGTCTGGTGAACGTATTCGAAAACAGATTCCTGAATCAGGTCCGGAAACGAACGAATCTGGCCGTAAATGTCCGGCTTGGCCTTGTAAACGCGGGCGGTGTTTGTCTGACCGGTCAGGCTATTGTTCGGCGAGTCGACAGAATTTCCACCGGTGTTTGCGATGGCCGGTTTCGGTGCAAGGAACGAAAATACCTGCCCCACCACCTTAAAGATCGGGCTAAGGATGTCGCCGACAATGCCCTTTGGCTGGTCGAATATCTGGATGTGGTCCAGCTCACTCAGTTCAAACGCCAACTCATCATCGTTGCCCAGCTTTACGCCGTTGCGGACGATCAGCAGATCGCGGTGAAAGGTAGCGTCATTGGCCGCCAGCCAGTCATAAAAAAGGGTGCCGTTTGGCACCCTGCAACGCAGCTTAGGCGTTCCTGGAAAGTTCGATATCTCAACCAGCGCCATACGAAAAATACTCCACTTTGGTGAATGCCCGCTGAATGACCAGCAACGAGTCCATGCGTACGCTTCCGTTCTCGCCGCGCGAGTGCAACGCCTGCCGGTTCAGTACCAGGCCAACGTGTGCCGGTTGCGCGCCGCGGTACCCTACAAATATCCCGCCCTCAACTGGCTTGTCGACCTGGTGCCAGAAAACTACGTCTCCCTGATAGCAGGTGAAGAAGTCCTCACCGGCTTCGTAGTCCCGCGTCTGGTGCAGTTCAATGCCGAGAACGTGCCGGTAATACAATACGCACAATCCCCAACAGTCTACTTTCTCGAACGAGCAGGCCCGGTTAGCCCACGGCACGCCGATAACCTTCCTGACAAAATCAGAGGTACTGAAGTCCCGTGTACTCGACTGGATCATAAAGGCGACCAATATTGTTGTTCAGAGGGTTGGTGATGGAGAGAGTCACCGATGCGGATTCGGCGTCGATATCGACCGTTTTGACGTAGAGCTGCCAGGACTTAATCGCCACAGACACATCGCCGCTGTCGAATATCTTCCGCGTGGCCGTGATAGCCGTCAGCCGGGCCGCACCCTTCCACTGTTTCATCAGCGCTTTGATATCCGACGACAGCCGCCCAAGCTTCACCGTCGCGTCGATTACCGGCGTGCCGCTCTGCTGACTCTCTTCGATTTCAAAGCGCGCTGGCGTGTACGTCTGGCCGCCAAGGGTCTTCGGGAAGAACTGCTTATCGACCAGGCGCACATAGCCAAAGGATGGATGGTAGAACGTGATGGTGTCATACAGGCCGCGCGTCGGGCGCTGCTGCTTATAAGCTCTGAAGGTAGGCATTACGGCACTCTCGGTAAAGATTCCGGATCGCGCCCATCCGGATAACCAGTGACAACGATGTCAAGCCATGAATCCCACGGCGGCGGCAGCTCAACAATGATATCGTCGAATTCGTCGTCGGCGTTGTAGAGGTGGTTCGCAATAACGGTACCCGTCCATGTCACCACTCCTCCGTCGATACTGGTTTGCACCGGCATCTGCGTGAAGTGAAGCTCCTGCAGCTGCAGGCCACTGCCGCCCAGATTGATATTCATCCGGAACCAGTTCAGGCCCCTGTTAAGGTAGTTCGGGCTGCGCAGCCATTGTTGGAATGCGCGCTCCTGCGCCAGGGTGAATATCCACGTCAGCGACCAGGTCACTTTCAGGTCGTCGGTTTGATTCTCGAAAATAGCTGGTCCGACCGCTGGCTGATCGGTCTGAAATCCAGTATCGAGTGTCATGTTTTTGCTGGCCTTCTGCGCCAGCGGCAGCCAGTCGGGATAGTCGATAATTGGCATCTAAGCTCCAGGCATTAAAAAACCCGCCGAAGCGGGTTTGATTATTCAACGGATCGTGGACCAGGCGGTGCATCGTAAACATTGATTTTAATGTCAACGATATCCCCATGATTGATAAATTCCAGATCCTCTCCAGCAGGAGCAATGCCTTTAATTGTAGAGCCATCCTTTAGAGTAAAGACAAACTCTACTGCCCTGTTTGGATAAAGCTTATGAGGCTTGCCTATCTCTGTTGGTATTGATTGCACATCGTTTGGCTCAATAACCACACATATCTCCTTATAACTGACCTCGAGGTGTTCTTTTCGCAGTTGTATTGCCAGTGATAGCCTGCGATATAGGACCTCCATTATTCAAGTCAGCAATAATGGCATCCACGGTTATTGTACCATCTCCGTTGCTCGTAGCTTGAGCGTCAAATGTGGCACTCGTCATATTCTGAACGTTGATTATGACGCTAACTCCGCCCCCTGCAGTCATTTCCTTGTTGCTGATAACCCTGCCGTTGTCGCCCGGTATCATGTACTGCTTACCGGTACTGGCCTGGTAAATCTCAGGCATACCACCTTCGCCGACCTGGTACATACCGCCAGCCGTTACCGGGCCGCCATTCTTGCGCTTGCCGAGCAGATTAGCGCCAATAACGCCCGCCACCGCGCCGAGACCAATCGCCGCCGCCGTGCCCATTGAGGCTATTGAGGAAAGGATCGCCGCCGGGGTCCATGCCGCTGCCACTGTCCCAGCCGCTGCCACACTCGTTGCCGTCTGAACACCAGTCGCTGCAGTCTGAACTGCCGTTACAGTCCCTATGGCCGATGTCTGGGCCGCAGAGCCAATAATTGCCGACTTGACCCACTCAACCCCCATCTGCACGAAGGTATTAACCAGGCTGTTGAGAACCGTGCTACCAAGAGAGCGCATTGCATCACTGGCCGTCATGCTACCGGTGATAATTCCCGTTAATGCGTTGGAGGCATTTCCTGCCAGCGCGTCGATTGAAGCGGCCAGCGCTTCCGTCCCGGCGTTTTGGTTTCTGAATATCTCCCACTGAGCTGCAATCCTCTCCTGCTCATACTTCCTGTTGGCCGCATTCGTCAGTTCCAGTCCTCTCTGGGTTAACTGCCCCTTTTGGCTTTCAAACTGCTGAATTAGCGCCAACTCCTGAGCGTGCTGGTTAGCAAGCCTCTGAACTGGATCTACCTCACCTTTAGCTGACTGCTGCGGGGTTACAACCTGTTGAGCTCGAATCTTAGCCAAATTCGCCTGATGATTGGCCTCGAGCCGCTCAGCAGTTTTGTCGTACTGCTCCTGGTTAATCTTCTTGGCCGCCAAAGCGGTTTTCAGGTCATCGACATCTTGCTTATAGCTGGCGTTTTCGCGTGCTTCTGGTAGAAGCTTCTGCGCGGCAGCCTCGGCCTTGATGGCATTGGCCGTATCCCATTTCTCTGCAGCATACTGACGGGCCAGTGCTATCTGGGACTGAGTTGCACCTTTACCAAGAGATTGCTCGGCATTAAGCATGGCCTGCTCTCTGCTGAGTTCTTGAGTTGACCCCGCCGCCAGTTCTGCTTGCTGCTTCAGATTCGCCAGCTTCTGAGCAATAGAATCAGCTTGAGACGCGCCTTTTTTACTCTGAGACTGCAGATCTTTCTGGGCCTGCGTATTTTTGTACGTAGCGGCAGCGTCATCTTCCATCTGCTTGGCGTGCGGATCATCCTTCGCAAACCCGGCATCCTCTGCAGCGTATTGAGCCTGCAGCCGCGCGCGTGCCTCGCCCTGTAGTTTCGACAGAGCAAGGTTTCGCTGAGACTGCTTAATTAGGTTCTTCTGACCTGCAGTTAAGTTATCTGTCGAACGTTTAAGGCTATCGACATTAAATGACGCGTTTGCAGCCTCCCTGGCAAGCTCAATGATAGGGCCTAACAACGCATTAATAGCTGCTTGCCCATCGCTTGATGCTGGCTGAAGGCTTTGTAATTTAAGCGCCAGAGCCTGTAGAGCCTGAGGAGATGGATTTTTGCTTAATTCCGATAATTGCTTGGATAACTCGAAGGCCTGCTGATCACTGATGCTAAATTTTGATGCTAATGCGCCAACAGTATTGGCGATGCTCATCCCTGTGGCATTCCATTCCATGCCAGCAGAGCTTATCTGTTTGAGTGCATCAGAGTAATTGGTCGTGGTGATATCAAGTGCCGCAAGGCGGTCATTGAAACCTTTAACTGATGCATAGCCGCCAGTGAAAGCAGATAAAGCCTTGTCTCCAAAAGAGATAAATGAGTCTGACGCATCGCTAATAGCCTTTGGTATTTTAGCTATAGCCTGGTTGTACTCCAGCAGCGCCTGATTACGCATCAGTGTAGCGACTTCAGCATTGGTCTTCGCCAGGTACGCATATTTGTCTGACAGCGCGGCCACGCCATTGCTCGAGACGTTGATAACCTTATCCATCGCTTCAGCTGCGTCTTTCAGCGCATCCATGGCATTCTTGCCGCCATTCAGCGAAGTAATCAGCACGCCTGCCAGTACCGAACCAAGCGCGATTATGGCCCCAACCACCGCTCCGCCCGGGCCGAATGCGCCAGCGAGTTGCGAGCCCTGTTGAGCGAACGCCACTAGCGCAGACTGCCCGCCTTGAACCTGTACGATGAAGTCCTGTACCTGGTACCCGGCCTGCTGCATACTGGTTTTCCAGTTGCCAGTGCCTTTTGCGCCATTTTCAACGCCAGTCTTCATGTCATACAGGCGACCGGTCAATTCGCCGATCTTCTGCTTTTCTTCGTCGGTGGCTTTCGACCCGGCGCGCAACTGTGCAGCCAGAACTGCGGCACTACGCGCGCCACTCTCCTGCGCCTCGTCAAGCACCGCCAGTTGGTTACCCAGCGCCTCGATGATGGATTCTGCACGACTGAATTCACTGCTCGCACCGCCGGTACCGCTGCGGGCCTCTTCCATAGCGCGGGCAATGCCGCTCACGTTGGTATTCAGCTTGCGCAGCTGGTTGTCCATGGAGTTGGCGTAACCTGCCAACTCAGTAAACGCGGACCCTGTCTGAGACGCGCTCTGATCGAGGCTATCCATTCCCTTGCCTGACTGCTGGGCTGCGGCATCCAGTTTATCCAGAGCATCAATGGCCTGTTTCCCGCCCTGCAGCAGCGGCTCAACGTCGGCGCTGATTTCATAAACGATGCTACCGGCGTTCTTCTCACCTGCCATGTCATTCTCCGGTTATTGCTTTGCTTTTGCCCTGCGTGCGGCCTGTTTAGCCAGGTACTCATCGGCGATACTGTCGTACTCTTCGCGAGTGAAGCCTTTCTGGTCAGGGTATTTAGCCGCCAGCAGCATCTGAAATTCGGTCATCGTTAACTGAGAGGCTTCGTCGCGGTTCATGCCGAAGTGACTACGTGCCGCGCTGATATAGTCGAAGGCTTTAAACTCTGTGGTGCGCTCGCCTGTTTCGTGGCGCTGCAGCTGGCGGACCTTAGCTTTGCCGACGAGGCCGTGCTGCATGAGGTGCTGCGCCAGCACGATGATGTCGTTCTTCGGCATCTGGCCCGGACGGTAGACGACACAATGCCGCCAACCCTTCCACTCGCCAATCATTGGCGTCAGATCGTCATCGCAGCACGCCTGCAGCACCAGCATGCACGTTGATAACAGCTTCTCAGCGGCGCGGTTGAATGATGGTGAAAGCCATTCAGGAAAACGCCCCAGCGTGCCAGCGCACACCTCAATGAGCTGAGCGACATCATTGCCGTGGATAGTGGCGTACGTCTGCACAATCTCTTCCGGAGTGCCGATCCTCGTCATGGCCTCGAATGAAGGCCTCAGTAGGTAATCTCTCCCGCCTTCGCGGCTGTCGCTGATAGATAGTTCGCCAATATCGGTTAAAGCGGTCATAGGCCTTCCATTAAACAGTCATTATCAAGGGCAGCACGCCGCCCTTTGGAATGTCCGTTAGGTAACGGTAACCGTATGCACGGCCACAAAGTTGCCGTCTTCGGTGTTGATGATGATTTGCGCGCTGCCGCTGGCAACACGGTTCACCGTAACGGTGGTGCCGGATGCCGTAGCAGTGGCCTTGGTTGGATCGGTTGATGCGACGGTGAAGTCTTTGTTGGTGGCACCAGTTGGTGCGATATTCACCGTGAAGGTGCTGGTGCCGCCAGCCGCGCCGGTGCTGGTTGCCGGGGTTACCGTTACGCCAGTCACCGCCACCGCAGTCAGCTCGTTCACTTCGATGGTGGTTGCATCGCCTACTTTGAACTCGGTGGAGAATGTGACGATATCGTTGGTACCGCCGTCAGAGCTCAGCGCCGTGATATTCATGTAGCCAACGAATTCGACCGGACCGTAATCCATGCGAACCCACTTACCAGGCTGGCGCTTGGCCTTCAGCTCGTCAGCGAAATACTTGATGAATTTGCCAACACCGTACTGATCCAGCTTGTCCTTCTTGCGCACTTCACCTTCAAAGCTCAGGGTGAAATCACTGTTGGTGATGATGGTCTCGACATAGCCGCCGCCGTCATCCGCATCAGAGGTAACCGAGTTCGGATTGAAGTCGAAGCCTTT